GAATCCACCCATGCTCCTCGTGATTTATTTCACAGGTTATTTCAGCTTCCCCTGTGAATTTTGCGTTTCTATAGTCCATTCTAAATACTCCCTTGAGTTTAAAGTTATGCTGTTCTTACGTACAATGCAACTCCGTATATGTAGTTTTCATCGTAGTATACTTTGTGCTGGTTTGCACCCATGTTTCGCCACGTGCCACTCACAGAACTTCCATAAGCGTTACTCGTTCCAGTAAAGGCGTTAGCAAGTCCGCTACCTGAATTTATTTTACCGTACCTAAGACTACTACCAGCTACTGTGCTGCTTACACCAATTGCACTATTACTGTGGGTGTATAAAGCGGCGTAAGATCCAACAGCATTAAAACTGGTAGAGGGTGTACCTGCTGCACCGGATGGACCTGTCGGACCTGTCGGGCCTGTTGGACCTGTTGGACCAGTCGGACCTGCACTACCATCGCTACCTGCCGGACCTGCCGGACCAGTCGGGCCTGTTGGACCTGCTGCAATGGCGTTTGCTGTCGTTGCCTTTTTCCAAGCTGATGCAGAGGTATCATACACTGCTACTATATCGTCAGTTGCTACTGAGGTTATAGTTCCAAAACCTGTTAAGGCTGCACCTACGTTTGTACCATCTGTGACATCAGCAGAAGCTTCTACACCGTTTAACTTAGTATGGTCAGCGTCGGTGAATACGTTACTGTCACTTGCACTTTCAACTAACGTTCTGATTTCAGCAGCAGTCTGGTCGGCAGTCGCAGAAGCCTCAATGCCGTTTAACTTAGTATGGTCAGCATCAGTAAACACATTACTGTCTGATGCACTTTCGACCAATGTGCGTATTTCTGCTGCTGTTTGATCGGCGGTAGCTGAAGCTTCGATACCATCTAGTTTTGTACCGTCAGCCGCTACATCACGCCCGTCTACAGTACCGCTAACAGTAATATTACCTGTCGTGGCAATACCCGTATTAGTGACTACTCCTGCGCTAAAATCACCGTTTGAATCTCGCGCTACGATTGTGCTTGCGGTGTTTGCATCTGTCGCGTTGGACGTTACGGTGAATGTTGCACCTTCAGCCGAAGCAGAACCCGACAAACCGACCCCCGACACTGCACCTGCAGCGACGTAGTTGCCAGTTGTTTTTGTTCCTAATGCAACAGCGTTGTTGGCAACAGCAGAGGCATCTACCGCTCCTGCTGCAAGACCTGTTGAGTCAATCTTCGGACCTTCGCCAGTTGTACCATCGTGACTATGTCCTGTTGAGCCGCTAAAGGCGGCTTGGACAGCATCAAACTCACCGTCGAGGTCAGACGCATTAATTACGTTACCATCTGCAATGTTGTTTGAAGTATCGTTTCTTACGTATCCTGTACCCATTTGTTATCTCCTTCCATATAATGCGTACTGGACAGTCGCAGCATCTATGGTAAATGTTGAGTCGGTTGTTTGTCCTAACGTTTCATATAAAAGTGAAACAGTGAAACCAGATCCCGTTACTGGAACCTGATATATTGCACGTTGTTTTTGACCGAAGGTTGCAGTTCCGAACACTCCTGTTCCGTATGTTACTGCTGTACCCGTAGCATTACTAAGTGATATTGGTACGGGCTGCACAGAGTTTGCTTGGTCAAAATCGTACTTTATTGATAGTTGAACATCGAATATACCATTCGCATCAAAATAAGTTGTGGCTTTGTAAAGTGTCTTTCGTAAGTTTGGATCTTGTAATGGGACAAACGGTGTAGCAAATGTCGCGGTTATATTAACACCATCAAAAGTGTTACCCTGTTCCATTCGATATACGTAGCCATCATCTCCACCAAAAAACACGTACTCTGTAGTGCCATCATATTCACTGCAAGCAGAGTATACTTTAAATCCTCTTAAATCATTCCATGCAATACCATCTTGTAGTTGTGTCCCTGCTATACCTTTAGAACCAGTGGGTTGAATAGCACTATTATATCCGAATATTCTGTACTGACTCTTTTCACGTATAACACAACTTGAAAACACAGAATTTGTATTTACCAAATCCAACATTTCAGTTTGGATTGGCTTTGACATAACTGCTAGTCCAAAATCTCCTGTTCTATCGGTAGCAGAAAATGTGCGAAGACCATCCGGCCCCAAGAACATAATATCGCCACCTATTTCTTGTATGGTATCTGGCTCAACACAACCAAGATCACGAGATACTGGTTGAAGAACAAAGTCGGCTACACTGTTACCTACAAGACGATTAATTGTGCTTTCGCTAAATATGATAAGCTGATCACGAAATACTATTAAACCTGTTACTTCATCGCCTACGTTTATTATACCACCACCCGACGCACTTGTAAAGTCTTCATCTTCGTAAGGTGCAGAAAAAAGAAGCTTTCTATTGTTTGCTATGAATATGTGATTTTTAAAATTTACTACAAAGTCTGCTCCGGTAAAGTCGGAGGACAATGAACTTAGCGATTTAAATACTGTGTTGTTAAAAGTAAACGGCTTACTTACACCGTCCACCACCATAATCTTTTCTGTGCCATCAAAATTGTATTTTAAGAAACGTACTTTACCAGAACCAGCATTTAAGTTTACACCTGCACTACTAAAGGAAGCATTGTTAGTTACTTCCGTCCATGCACCACTACTTGATCTGTAAAGCCCAGTGTTTCGTGCTGCATATACATTTCCACCATAATATACAAGCCCTCTAACGGGGCCACTATTTGAAAGAGCACTGCTGCTCCATTTGCTGTACCCTTCGATACGTCGGTATCCACCAGATTGTGATGGCTCGAAATTACGTAGAATACGAGCAGACCCCGGAGCACCTAGACCGTGCTGCAACGGGGACAAATTTGTAATTAAACCGCCTTTAAGCTCAAAGGCGTTGGTAGTCCAACGATCAGGCATTTAAACCGCCCTTGCATAAATATTCTCGTTTACATTCTGTATACGCATACGTTTCATCCCCTCTTCAAATTTTTGAAAAGAAGTACGTGCAGACTCTATATTGTCTCTAAACATGTATGCGTAATACATAGAACCGTCTGTAATAACGTGTCTATATCTGTAAGGAATTGTAGGTACATCTGTATCATTCAAAAGATCAGCCGGATACATAAAGTATTCATACTCTACAGAATATGCTGCATCAGGAATAGGAGCAAAAATTATGTCATTGTTTTGTGATCTTACAACATATTCAGGAGTAGTGCCTTGAGAGGCTGGTTTGAACTCTTCATCAATAAACCGACTCACATACTCATCATAGGATAGCTGTGTCAATTTACGAGCATTTTCAACTAGAGGAGTAGTGCTACGCCGAAGACGAACTGTATCAAAATCCACAAATTTAGCATTAGCAGGTAATGGATATCGTAGCTGTCCTGCAGTCAAGGTAATTGTATCAAAGTTGTGATTAAAGGGAAACTGAAAGTGTGATTGATTTATATCTCGTATAGCAGCGTTTACAGCATCCTTTATTTGAGAATACACTCCTGTAGTGGTACCGAATTGAGTAGATGTTAACTCTGTTTCATTTAACCTACGACATACATCATTTGTCAATCCAAGAAAATCATACGCCATTTAGTTTTTCTCCACCACACGAAGTCTAACTTCTTGCTCTATAATAGTGTTATCACTGGCAGTCATACGGCAAATTATATTGTAAGTTGAAAAGTTTGTACCCAAACCAAGAATTAGTGTAGCCACTGTATTAGTGTTTGTGTTACTTACATGCTGTAGACCGTCTACAATGGTGCCTTGAGTGAATGTAGCAAATGCACCATTAGTAAGTATCTTCCATGTCACACTGCCGATGGTGTTAGTGCCAAGTTGGGCTTCCCAATCAATTGAATAATCAAGTTGGTCGTCAGGATCTTTGTCTTGCCATTTTAAAGCCATTTTATGCTGCCCTTCGTGATGACTGTAATTCTATTAAGCGCACTGTTCTTGCTCTACTAAAGTTAGCAGCGTTAAAAGTCGTAGTAACTCCTGATGGTGTAATTGTTCCAAGAGCAGTTGTCCCTTGAACACTAGCTAGAGCTTCGGTAACATCCTCAACTAGCGTATTAACAGAGCCTGTAGCCTGTACACCTGTTAGGGATGTTGAAACACCACCGCCTACTGTATTAATACTGCCTGTTCCAACTACGCCCGAAAGCAGTACTTCACCGGGAAGAACAACTGGGTTTACTTGCCCTGCACCCTGTACACCAGTGACAGTCTTAGATACGTTAGGCTGAATAGTTCCAATGGCACCTGTCGCAGAGACACTAGCCAGATTTTCATCTACATCAACCTCTAGTCCATTTACTTGAACTGGGGCTATTGCACCTGTAGCCTGTACACCAGTTAGTTGTTTTGTGCTAAAAGCTACACCATACTTGGCTTTACCGTACTTACCACTGCCGTAGATTGCTACGTAGTCTGCGTTAAATGTAACGTTAATGGTGTTACCCATTGCGTTACCGTGTACTGTACAGTAGTATAAAAGACTACTAGGAGTACTGGCATCTACAACTATCTGAACATTTGCACCCGCGTTTCCGGGGGTTCCATTGACGGTTACGCCAGTAGTGTAAGAAGATCCAGAAGCAGCGTCTTTGAATCGCAACGGATGACCTGAGTTACTACTGTCAGACAGGTCAAAAGTATAAGTGTTACCTCTAGCAAAGGTTAAGACGGGAGCTTCTACGCCCCTGCTGTAGTACCGATTTATTGATCCGTTATTGGCAACTGTGATTAAAAAAGTATTTATTACAGTTGTTACAGATCCTAAAGCGGATGTTCCGACTACGGATGCTACTGTTTTGCTGCTATCGTTAGCTGTGGTTACTGCAGTTACCTGTCCCGTAGCACTAACACCTGTTGGTTGAGCTATTGAGACAAGTGTAATTGATCCTATTGCAGAAGTACCACTAACTCCGGCTGCAGTTACAATACCTGTTGCTCTTCCATAGGAAGCTGTACCGTACTTGCCGGAACCATAGATAGCATCAGCAGCGTCATAGAAGGACATGGCTTAGTCTTTAAGCTATACGAATTATAGCGTTAGATGCGTTTGCAGCAGGGAACTGAATTGTAAGGTCACCAGCAGTAGCAGATACATTTCCACCGAAATCAATAACACAGATAGCTGAGTTTGAGTTTGCTGTATTGTAGATGATACAACCAGAAGCAGTTATTGTTACGTTTGAAAACACTTCATCCGCAAAGTCTACAATAGCAGTGGTGCCATCAAGAGAGATAGCTGCAGAATCTAGTGCTTGTCCACCAGCAGTATAGTTAGTTCCTGATGCTTCATCAGAGTTACCAGTTACGTTTGAATAGTTTGTTGTCGCAGCACCATACGTACCTGACGGTGATGCCTTGATAAGTGCTAACTTGAGTGAATCTGAGTCTAAGTCGTGTAAACCACCTAGAAGTTCAGACTTAAAGCTAGAACACATTGCTGTTGTGATTGACATTTGGGTATTCTCCTCCTTTGGGGAATTTAACGATTAGGGTCGTAATACTCTTCAACAGAAATAGTTGTAAGAATGGTATCGGCTGTAGCAGCCGTAGCGTACACGATATCTCCTGCGTGAAGATATAACGGTACGTTGTCATTGAGAACTGCTTCAAAATCATTTGCGGTAATTTGATGGTTCTCAAGAATATTAAGTGTAGCTGAAGCGGAAGAGTCAAGCCACTTTATTGTCACATTACGATTTGTAGAGTCTGTGTTGGATACTATTAATGCTCTAACAACAGCCGAATGGTTGCTTGGCACTGTATACAAAGTTATCTGGTTTGTGTTTGTATGATCTTTTGAATTACTAAAGAACTTACTTGCCGCGTTTATTACTGGCATCAGACCTTCCTGTCTTTAATTTGTACTGCTTGACTCCGCCACGCAGAGTACGTACGAGCTTTAAATCTTCTTTCTTGTACACAGGGGGAAACTTTGTTTTTCTTAAATCAACTGGTTTGAGTAGTTGATGACGTATCACTTTTTATTCCAGTCTAAAACTGTACGATGTTTTTTCCAAAACCAGTTGCCGATACAAGTAAAGGGCTTACCCATAGAGAGTAATGCCCAACCTAGCTGTCTAATCAAACAGGGACGGATACGTTTCATCCGTAATATCATCCAATGCTTCAAGTCTACTATTCGCTTCTTCCCAACTTCCAATAGCTTTATCCATTTCTTCAAGAAGATCAGGATGCTCTCCAATAGCTGCTGGATTTTCGAGGTAATTTGTGAGAGTATATTTTGCACTTTTTTTCTGTGCCTCATATTTGTGACGCAATGCGTCTATTGCTAATTGTTTCATGGTAGTCCCTTCAAACGTATTATATACTAATTTTGAAGATTAGTCAAGAAAATTAATTAACAAGACCAGATGCAATCGTGGACATCATTAGTACAAAGAGTGCGATAGTTATAACAACTACACCAGTGAGCAAGGCTCCTAACTTAACATTCTCCATCATCTCTTCTTGTCGTCTAAATTCTTCGCGTCTAGCGGCGGCGGCAGCTTCCTTTGCAGCTTGAATACGTTTTGCTCTTTCTGCTACGATACCTTTCCAAGTACCCGGACCAAACCGCATGTCAACCATAGTAGCTACTTCTTGGAGTTTTTCTGCAGCAATACGTGCGTCAATGACCTCACGAGCGACTGTGTCTACACCAAACTGATCCCCTAGACCTACACTACCCGCTTTTTTATTGCGGGTCTGCTGCACCTGTTTTTCGCCCTCAAACAGGTTGTCTATGTAACCTGCTATATCTCCAATATCGTTGGCGGTTCCTATTGCAGATTTAATACCGTCTACGGCACTTTTTACAAGTGCTATACCTGCAAGTGTTTCTGCAATCATAGATTTACTTTCGCTTTGGTTGTGGTTATTCTACTATACGAACTATATAGTTAGAACCATCAGCATTCTTGGACACCTCTACGGTTCTATTCTCGCAAGAGTACCGCACTGTTTGGCTCTTCTTGTACAAGTTCCTTTCTATGGTTCTTTTAGCTTTTAAGCATTTTGATATCTTTTCAAATGCCGTGTGTTCAGAAACGTCACCACCCATATACAGGATAAGAGTTATGGTTTTAATGACTTCCATTTCGCATCTTTTCTAAGTTTTCTTCTAACGCACTAAGTCGCTTCTCGTAGAACTCTAGGGTTAGCTTCTGCTGTTGATCGTATGGCGCACGGCCCTCATCTATTAGTGTAGATAAATCATCCAACTGGCCTGACAGATGTTCAATCAACATAAACTGTTCACTGTCGGCTGGTAAGCTACCCATTTCACCTCTAGGCCACTTGATACGAAACTCTGTGTTCTGGCCCAGATCAGCTTCCATCATCGTGATGTTTGTCTCTATTTGATTCAAGCGTTCTATAATACCGAAGTATGCCCATGTCGCTACGGACGCGGCGGCTACCATGCTTATGATGTTACGTAACGGTAGCGCAACTTCTGTATTCTCGTTTAGCTTTGTAGCCATCACTCAATACCTAGTATCCTAGATAATCCAAAAACCTCTAACAACATAAATGTAAAGAACAACAACAATATGCTACCTGCTATCAATTTGCCGCTAAAGTTTGTTGACCCTATGCGGATAGCAATGAACTCGTTGCCCAGTATTCTAAGTATCAGTTCAAAACTGTTTTCAGTGATGCTTACGGCTACGGGCTTTTCTGTATCAGTCATTCTCTTTATCCATTTCAACGCAAAAACATTTCGCATCAGGATTGTCAAACCCGTGTTCCGTTATAGATACGTGACAGTGAGAAAACCACTTGTGGGTAGAGTGTACAACAGCTTTAACCTCAATAAGGTTAGCAGCAATAATACAGAACATAACTACGCCGCTAGTTGCCACAAATTACTCGCATCTAATCCCATCCATTTGCTCCACTCCGCATAGTAGTGTCGCATACCTACTTCATCGTGGATGGTACTATTCTCATGTCGTCCGTGTAGGATGTTACGGGGTTCTGTTCCCTCACGCATTGTTGTACCCTGACCAGCTACGCCGATAAGGTCTTCGTGCAGGTTACGCCCGAATGGACCCCAAATAGAGTTGTGATGCTTGATACGAGTCGCCCGTTCTTTTGGGGTATCCTTTTTAAGACCATAGCCACGAAACTCAATAAGAACTTTGTTTG